ACCCCAGTATCCACCGATACCACCGCCCATGCTAGACAGCCATATGTTTTCAGTATAGTGATCTGCTAATCCTTCACGTGAATCATCTACATAATTTAAGAAGCAAGATATAGGTAGCCCTCGTGTTGTACCCCCATTAGATAAAACAGGTGTGGAAAACATAAACCATAACTTACTTGCGTAATCATATAATCTTTGTGCATGTGCTTGGTCATCAGCAAATGTTTTTGCCGCTCGGGCAAAGCCATCTTGAGGACTAGCCTCAGTGGGTAGTAAGTATCTATCTTTAAGTATTGTTTTGCCAGACTCTGTCAAGAGGTCATCGCGAGAGTAGTCTATATTTATTTTCATGTTTGCTCCTTTATTAATTTTGAATGTTTCTCGAGGCGAGTTTCTCATCCTATCACAACTTAACGGGGAATACAAGACCGTCTTGTACTTTTATATATCCCGCTTCTTCCATAGCCTTGACAGTCTGCTCTGATTCACCTGGTGCGAGAGTTCTTCGAAGAAGTTCCCGCTTGAAGTGTCGAAGGTGTATGTATCCTTGGTTAGAATTTGCCATGGTTTCTTTCGACCAGACTGCCATATCCTGTGCTAGTTTACCCGCCCTAGCCATACCAAAGCCTGCCAATGCACGAGGCATAGCCTCTTCTACTTCAAACATTAAGTCTTTAGTTCTCTGCCAATGATCCCAAGTAATAATCTTGTCCTTAGAACTACTAGCTGAGATAGCCAAGGATACTTTAATAAAGTGTGATACTCTACGTTGTGTATACTCAGCCAAGTTTGCATCAGTCGGTATTGGTTGAAGTCCTGTTTCAATATCTTCATTGATCTTATCAAATGCTCGGTCATCAAATCTCGCAGGTCCGTACATCTTAGCAATCTCTGACAAGTCATGTCTTAGATTAATAATAGTCGCATCATCAACTCTATCTTGTAATAAAGATTGAGGAATCTTTTCACCATCATAAAAGACAGGAATGATTCTAGATAATAGACCTTGTGACCTAGCATCTTCTGGTAAGTTATCAACGAACTGCTCTGGTGTAGCACATGCGATCCAATTTAAACAAGGACCTTTGATAATGTGCTCACCTGCAGTCTTGGTTTTATGTGAGTATTCTTCTTTACTATCCCACATATCGGTCAAGAACATTTGAAGATAACGCTCATGTCTAGAGAGGAATGTACCTAGCTCTGATGTTACTAATGTTAATGACCCATCAAAAAATTCGTCACCCATTGTAGATAATCTCATGTCTAATCTGGAAGACTTAGACATATCCACTGCTAATTTCTCTGGAGTAATTCTATCTTGTATAAGATAGAGAGGAAACTCTTTCAAACCGTACTCAACTAATCCAGAATTAAAATTCTCGTGGTCTGGTTTTGTACCCACGGGTGTTGTTAGTTTACGAAATACTTTACTAAATGGTAGAATCAAACTAACTGATTTGTTTCGCCCAGGTCCTGCTACAAGCACGACGAATATATTCGCACGTATATCGTAGTTAGCCATAGGCATCCACACTCTTCTACCCAATGCACCAGACACAGATGACAGTGCCGCCCAAGTTCTAAACAACTTAGGTATCGGACTTTTTTCTGTAGCCTGTACACATGCGTCTATATAGTCTTTATATATTCGCGCCATCGTGCCCCCTTTCCCATGTTTTCATATTCTTCCAAGTGTTACCCACTTCAACAGAAGAAGGTATCACTAATGTTCTCTCGCCTACTTGAATAGGATTCGTCATACACTCAACGATCTTAGGCATCAGCTCATCTACTTTTTCAGTAGGAACCTGTCCTAAAATCGCGTCGTGTACTTGTCCCAATACTTGAACACCATCATCACGTAACTCATTCCACACTCGATATAATCCCATGTTCAATAAATCACCAATAGTAGATTGAGGTACATAAGCAATAGCACCACGGAGTGTTGTGGCATCATCTAGTCTACCCCAGAATTGTCTGCGTCTGCCTATCGGAGTAGTCAGCGTTCCAGTATTTAACAACTCATTTGCTATGTTGTCATGCCACTTGCGTATTCCAGGGAATGCGCCAGGCACTTCAACGTATTTAGCCTTCTCACCATATACCTTACCATATGCTAGAAGCTCATCAAAACCAGCTTTAGGATCTTGTTGATGCCAGCGATTCACAGAATCAAGACTGACTACTCCACCATAATAAAGTAATTGGAATCGTGTAGCATGAGCTACTTTAATCTTCAGATGTCTAGCCAAGGATGTAGCAGACAAACCATAGTTAGTACCATGACCTGCACGTTTACACATATCTCTAAAACTAAATTGTAAGTAATAAGGATTCTCGGCTAGCTTCCTTTCTTGAACAGGATCACCGCTCCAACCCATATTTTTCCAGACCATCTTAACCACTGTGGTATGCAAGTCACCACTCTCGCAAGCATCAATATATCCTTGATCGCCTGTTAAGTAGGCAACCACACGAGATTCCGCTTGCTCCAAGTCTGCGTAGAACATAGTCATTCCATCATCTGGAATGAAGATTTCGCGCAAGTCTTTTGTTATGTTTTGAAGGTTAGTTCCTGTACCCCAAGGGGCTTCTGAAGATGACCAACGACCTGACTCTGTGCCTGCCACATTATAAGAACAACGTATGCGATTGTCCTTATCTCTATCTGTTTCTAGCACACCAAGTTGTTTGTCAATATCGCGCAACGCAAGAATCGCGTTGGCAAATACTTTTGCTCGTGGATAATTTTCGCGCAGTTTTTCTAGCGCCTCACGATCTGTTGAAACTTTTGACTTACCTTTTTTATAGGACATGATCTTAGGTATACCTAAGTGTACATAAAATAAATCCTGTAATTGTTTTGGGGAAGCGTGGTTTAAGTCTTTACCTGTTGCCGCTTGGGCAAATAGATTCAGCATACGCTCTAACTTCAAGCGCGCTTTTTTCAAGGGGGCACGCATGTTCTTAACTTTCTCTAGGTCTACGCGCAAACCCTTCTGCATCATAGCCATCGCAGGCTTGAGGCTATCTATTTCAAACTGATATGTTTTGGAAGTGGTATCGTCTAATTCTTTTTTGATCTTCTGCCAAATCTCTAGAGTCACCGCGCAATCTAGGGCGCAATAAGTCCAGAGGGTTTGCTCAGAATCTAGTTCGATATTTTGTATATCTACGTTCTTTATTATTTTTGCCATTGCTTTTGTCTCCTGTGTTACTCATAGTCTCTCTCAATTATCATGTCGATATAGTGTTTTGCTTTTAGTAAGTCTTGCTTGCCACCCTTGTCTTGATGTCTGCAGATATACTTGATTGCATTACCTTCTGCAAAAAGAAATTTGTTCTGATTAACGAACTCAGATGGTTGTATCTTGTACTTCTTATAATGATCGCCACCCACTTGGGTAGTGTATGCTGTTGTTGCTCTGTTACTTGTATAACTCATCTATTCCGCCTATAATATTAAATACCTCGTCACGAACATATTGCGCATTTAAGTATGCATATTCGCAAACGATACTAAAATCTTCTGTCTTTCCGCGCAACCAAATCTTGGCGCGTTCTTTGTTTGATAGACTTTCACGTGACTTGTTGGTCGACATAAAGTCTGATATCGCTTGGTCAATTACTGATCTCCACAATCGTACTTCACTTTCGATAGTTACTAAATCATTTGGTATGTGTAACTCCGCAAAGTATGGAGCACGTTTTGACATTGGTTACATCTATTCATCTCTTTTAGTACTCTTTGAAAACTTAGCCATGGTTTTCCAAGCACCCTCGTTTGTATATATCGAACCTAAAAAGCCTAAGCCTTTCTGTTGTTCGGGCTGTAGTGCATGCTGAGCATGCATAGTATCGTGGATAGTTCCTGCCACTTTTATATTGTGTTTAAATTCTAACCACGACACATCATACGTTTGGTTCTGAGCGACCTTAGTAATTTTGTCGTTCTCAAGGATTCGTTTTATCCAAGCCCATGCTTGTTGTTCATGAGCAACATCGGTCCAATAGTTTTGGAGTACGTTTCGTTTGTCCTTGAAAGGTATAACGAGAGCGACAGTATCGCTTGGAGCGAAACCAATACAAGTAATAAAACCGCCGCCTGTTTCAATGTCGAAACTGAGTGGCTGATCCGCGTTATTCTCTCTAATATACTTTTGTTCGAAGTCCTCGAGGTCTTTGATTTCTGGTTCAATCCATAACTCTCTTTCTTTTATTTTAATTTCTGGTGTGTTTGATTCTTCGACTGCCTTCTTGATGTCCGCTAAGACGATAGGTCTGAAGTCAAAGTTTCTGATAACGGCACTAGGACTAAACGTAGGCATAACCTTGGTCCCACCTGTGAGGTCCGATTTGAGAATGGTTCCCCTGTAAGTACCTATCTTGTCTAGTCCTGTCAGCGCCCATAACGCAAGGCTCCCCATAGCAATAATGATATTAGGTGCACACGCGTTAAGCTCGTTTTGCAACCGCTCTAACTCGCCCTCATACTCTGGCTTTAAAAAGCCGAAGCCATTCACAGGATACTTCGAGCGCCACTTATTCTCTTTACTAAACTTAGAATAGTTTTTCTTGTTCATAAAGAAATGGGCGGGGTTCTCCTGTGCTGGCTTCTGAGCGAGAGCATGCGTAAGCAAACAGTTCTCCACATTTAGTTCTAATATCTCACACATTTTGTGAAACATTTTTCCCGTACTACCAACCATGATTTCACCAAGACGTTGCTCATCTGTAGTTGGAAAATCAAATACAAAAGCTATCTTGCAATCACCGTTAGGTTGTTGTGAAGGTACTGTCTGCTTATTCATGTTAGAGTATTCTCTTTACTGTTGGTTGTAGAATATCTTTATTCTGCCCAACCATCTCGTGCTTGATTAAGCCCTTGAAGGTTTTACCAATTGCCATCTCTAGCAATTCGCTGTAAGGCAGGTCTTCCACATGACCCATGTCTAACCCATTGGTTAGAAACGACTTCAATCCTGTTGCAGGATTGTTTACTTTCAAGGCATTAGGTGTAGCCCAGAACTCCATACGAGTTGGCTGTGCATCCTTGAGTTTATCTTCAGTTAAATCTGAATCGATAACTCCGATCGCCTTGACGTTTACTCTGATGAGAGGGGTGTTGTTTTGTCCCACCTCATCTGCTCTATAAGAAGTTATAGAGAACTCATAACTACCCTCTGGTAGCACGACAGATTCTGGCGTGTCATTGGGTGTCATGTTTAAGAAGTCAGCAACATTAGACATTATTTATCTCCTTTCGTATTGCTCTCTTTTAGTTTAGACTGTGCGTTATTCTGAATAGATTGGAATAACTTGTTCAAGTCAAGTTCAATGTTCGGCTCTATTAAAGATGGCGCTGTAACTTTCAGATCCATTCTATGATCTGACATTGTACGTAACGTGCGCTCTGTTCCTTTGCTAGATGAACGAGTATCTATTCTGCATACACAGTTAAAGTATCTACCAATCTTAGTAGATAGCTTCGAACCGACAGATGTAGGATATGCTTTTGACACACCCATATCGCCTTCCATGTACTGCATGTGCGTGGTCACAACAACATTACATTTCACTTCATCACCTGTGATATATTGTATAATGTTTTGTACATCACGCGCCGCCGCACCCCACTCTGGTTGGCTGGCTTGCTCTGTTGGTTTTTTATTATTGAAAACGAGAGCCGCTCTCAAAGCAGCTTCGCCCATCAATGTGAGGGAATCAATCACTAGAACTGTGTCATCTCCCCATTCTTTCACAGGACCTAAGTCCTCATCGCCATCTTTCCAATGGGATAATAACCGTGCCCCTCGTCTAAACGAATCGGCTTGTCCTAGTGAATCTCTTAACGTAACATATGAGACGTTCTTTACTGCCTCGGGTTTTAAAAACTCGGGCAAGATATCAAGACCATCATCATAATCTAGTATACGTAACTTTTTACCTGCGTTAGCTAAACTCGCTAGGGCAGATGTCTTACCACTACCACTGTCTCCACAGAGAAGTATCTTGGTAACACTTGTAGATTTATGTTTACTGATGTTTGCCATTTACTGGTCTCCTATTATGTTTTGAATTATATACTATTAAAAAGATTTGTCAAGAAAATTATTTACCACCCTTGATAACTTCAAGTTCTTGTGGTTTTGTTTCTTCTAAATCTGGGTGATACTCTTGAGTAAAGTCATTACCAAAGAACATTCCCCTTTGTGATTTCGCATGAGCACATGCTTCTCTATATCTGCAACCACCATAGTTTCCACATGATGTAAAGTTCGCGGGATAGTATTGTGAGTTAGCATATACATCTGATAT